TGTCTAAAGAGGTTTTTGAAGAGGTGCAGGATGAGGAGTCTGCCACCATCTACTCAGAAGTTTATAAGGTTTATACCCCAAGAATGTATCGCCGGCGCGGTGAGTATGGCGGGTTGGGAGATCCCTATAACATTGAAATGCAGGGTGGCGCTGCTAAAAATGGAGTGTTGGTTGTTGTGAATTTGACTGAACCAAATCCAGGTGGATGTTCTGACGCAGACCAAGTGACTACGGGAAAGAATTTGCCTGAGTTGGTTGAGTATGGCGACGGCTATAAGTTTTATCACTATGACTTTCCGGGGCGTGGGCGCTATATGCAGCCCCGTCCCTTTACTCAAAAGACGATTGAGCATTTAGAGCAAAGCCGCGCCCACATAAACGCATTGAAAGCCGGACTGAAACGGCAGGGGATTAAGGTCAAATGAATTTTAACAGAAAAAGGTGGTGAGAGGTATGGACGAGGATCTGAAAATTATATTGACAAGTGAACTGGAGGCTGATGAGCAAGCGTCGGCGCAACGTATTTCTGCGCAGTTGCCAAATATTGCGAAGCTAATCAATTCCAGAAGCAGTATCAAGGTTGGAGTATCTTTGGATGAATCGACTGTTCGCTCAGATACACAACGCATTTCCCAGCAGATTGCACGGGCAACTCAATCTCAAACGGTTGGCGTTTCTTTGAACCTAGACCAAAGCTCTGTCAATAAAATTAGGGCTGAACTAAATAATTTGAAGGTTGGCCCCGATATCTCTCGCGCCATGACTGACCAACTGGATCGAATGGGAATCCAGAT